ATAGAACCACAGTGTACGAACGTAATGCTTCTGATTCTACGAGGTAAAGAGCATGGACTACATGGACGAGTTGGCTGAAAACTGGCGGGTACACGACTGTTCTTACGAGGGACGCGATGTTCTTCCAAATGGCGATGAGGTTTGGGTTTACAGCACCTTGGAATTGGGTCTACCAGTTCTGTGGGTGAAACATCCGGATGGCGCATTTGAATACCGTGTGATTCATACTCCGGGCTATGATCAACCCACAGGCGAACATTGGTGCTGGGATTGTCATTGTCGAATGGAACAGCACGGTGAGCTTTGGGTATGCCCAGAATGCGAGAGCGAAATCGAGGAGAGAGACATAGATATCGCATCTTCCCCAACAGAAGAAGCAAGCTATGCCGATGACTTTGAGCCTGAACCTGAATGGTTAGATGGTCGCTATGAAAACCTACATGTTCCGCATAATGAATATGATTTCGATGGGTTCTAAGCGGTAATACTGTTAATTGTAAAAGTCTCTGCGCTAATAACGCAGGGGCTTTTTTCTTTGTCCATTTTTTCACAAAAATTCACGCTTTCTCACAAAAACCCCCGCGATAAAAACATCCTCTTTTATGGGGGGAGTAGAATGCGTCTTACGCACTATTCCTTTCATTTTGGAGGTTGTACTATGCTCGAAAACAAATTTAAGACAGGATTGGTAAAGGAACTGAAAGAACGCTTTCCTGGCTGCATGGTTATTCATCTTGATCCAAACGAGATTCAGGGTATCCCGGATCTCTTGGTTTTGCATGAGGACACATGGGCAGCATTGGAAGGTAAAAAGTCAGCAAAAGCATCTCATCGCCCGAACCAGGACTATTATGTTCAGCATATGAGCGAGATGAGCTTTGCGGCCTTTATCTATCCCGAAAACAAGGAGGAGATACTCAATGCAATGGAACGATCATTCGAGGCTCACAGGGCAGCACGCGTTTCTGGGAGCTAGTAAGTATCATTGGCTCAACTACGACGCACAGCGTTTGGCCGATGCGTACTTGAGCTTTCAAGCAAAAGAAAAAGGCACGAGGCTTCACGCATTTGCAGCAGAGTGCATTACGCTCCGACAGAAGTTGCCTAAAAGCAAAAAGACGCTCAATGCCTATGTCAATGACGCAATTGGCTTTCGCATGATTCCTGAGATGGTTCTCTATTACAGTGAGAACTGCTTTGGAACTGCGGATGCGATTTCGTTCAACGACGATTTTCTCCGCATCCATGATCTTAAAACCGGAGCTGTTCCTGCGCATATGGAACAGCTCTTTATTTATGCTGCTCTGTTCTGCATGGAATACGGGATTCGACCGAAAGATATTCAGTTCGAGGCTCGTATCTACCAGAATGACGATGTTTGGATCGAAAATCCTACGTATGAGGATATTGACCCCATCATCGAGAAGATTCGCGAGTTTGATAAGGTAATTGCAGAATTGAAGTTAGGAGCAGTAGCATGAACCAGATCGAGAAAGATGTCCGCGCCTATTTTGGCATTCCTTTCAACGAAAGCGTTTTGGAGCACTATGGCACCAAACGTCATTCTGGTCGCTATCCGTGGGGTTCTGGTGATAATCCTTATCAGCATTCTGGCGATTTTCTGTCTCGTATTGAGACACTGAAGAAAAAAGGGCTGTCCGAAAAGGACATCATCAATGCCATAAACGACACACTCCCCAAGGAGTATCAGCTGAGCCCTACTGAGTTTCGGGTTGCGAGAAGTAAAGCAATCAGTTTGCGGAAGCAGTCTGAATACGAGCAGATCAAGGACCTGAAAGACAACAAAGGGCTCGGTTGGACGGAGATTGCGAACCAACTCGGTATGAGTGAATCGAGCGTTCGGTCAAAATATGCCGGAAATATCGACCAAAAAGCCAAACGTGCTGAAAATATTGCCAATGCCTTGAAAAAAGAAGTAGATAAAAAAGGTATGGTTGATATTTCCGAAGGTGCCAATCAGGTACTTGGCGTGACAGAAACCGAACTTTCTAATGCTGCTTACACCTTGGAGGCAGAATACGGATACAAGCGCTATGGCGTTGGTATCCGGCAGCCGACCAATATTCGCCAGCAAACGAATATCACGGTGCTGGCCAAGCCAGAGTTTGACCAAAAGTACGCTTATCAGCATCAGGACCAGATCGACTCTTTGGGTGATTATCATTCTGATGATGGTGGGGACACTTTTACGAAGCTGCAGCGCCCGTCCAGTCTAGACTCAAGCCGCGTTGCTATTCGTTATGGTGACGAGGGCGGTCTGGACAAAGACGGCGTAATGGAAATTCGTCGTGGCGTTCCTGATCTGGATCTCGGCAAAAGCCACTATGCGCAGGTTCGTATTTTGGTGGATGGAGACCATTATCTGAAAGGCATGGCAGTCTATTCGGATGATCTCCCTGATGGTATTGATGTCATGTTCAACACCAACAAACCGTCCGGTACACCCAAGATGAAAGTCTTGAAGGAAGCGAAAGCTGACCCGGATAACCCGTTTGGTGCAGCCATCAAAGCTAACGGACAGAGTATGTACATTGGCGCTGATGGCAAAGAACATCTGTCGCCCATCAATAAACTGAAAGAAGAAGGGGATTGGGATACTATGTCCCGAAACGTTTCCTCTCAGTTTTTATCCAAGCAGCCCAAAAAGCTGATTGAGAATCAGCTGAAGTTTACGGTTGCGGATTATCAAGCGCAGTATGATGAAATCATGCACTATGATAACCCGACGGTCAAGAAGAAGCTGCTGAACGACTTTGCGGATACCTGCGAAGGTACGTCGATGACTCTGAAAGCATCGGCATTCCCCGGACAATCGACCAAAGTTATCCTGCCGATCAATAAGATCAAGGAGAACGAAGCCTACTGCCCGACTTATGAGAACGGCACTCAGCTTGCATTGATTCGTTATCCTCATGCAGGCACTTTTGAAATTCCTATTGTTACGGTAAACAATAAGAATCTGCATGGTAAGCGTAATCTTGGGCAGATCCAGGATGCAATCGGCATCAACGCAAAGGTTGCAGAGCGCCTGTCTGGTGCCGACTTCGACGGTGATACCGTCATGACCATCCCTATCAGCGATAAGGTGCCCATCAAATCTACGCGGCCGCTAAAAGCACTTGAGGGGTTTGATCCTAAGACTGCTTATGCTGTACCCGAAGGCAATCCCAATCATGTGCGTATCATGAAGAAGGAAGAGAAGCAGCGTGAGATGGGCGTGATCTCCAACCTCATCACTGATATGACTTTGCGTGGCGCATCAGAAGATGAATTGGCTCGTGCAGTCAAGCATTCGATGGTTGTTATTGATGCCGAGAAGCACAAGCTGGACTACAAGCGCTCTGAAAAAGAGAATGGAATCCAGGAGCTGAAAGAGAAGTGGCAGATTCGTGTTGACGAGGACGGCAACACTAAGTATGGTGGCGCATCCACCCTGCTATCCCGCCGTAAGCAGACGGTTCGTGTTCCTGAGCGTCGTGGCAGCATCCGTGTTGATAAGGATACAGGCGAGTTTATCTACAAAGAGAGCGGACGTACTTTTACCGATCCCAAGACGGGCAAGGAACGTATCGCTGAGGATACGGTAAGCCTTATCTCTGAGACGAAGGACGCCCGCACTCTGTCGTCTGGCACGATCCAGGAGAACCTGTACGCAGACTTTTCCAATAAGCTCAAAGCCATGGCTAACCAGGCTCGCAAAGAGGCTGCTAACATGAAGGGCTTGGAGTATAGTCCATCCGCCGCCAAAGCATACGCTCCTGAGGTTGCGTCTTTGAAGGAAAAGTATAACAGAATGATCGCCAATAAGCCCAAAGAGCGTAAGGCAATGCTGATTGCAAATTCCAATATCAAAGCGAAGATCCAGGAACAGGGCCTCGACCCTAAAAGCACGGAAGACAAGAAAGAAATCAAGAAGATTTCGTCTGTTGAAATGCAACGTGCACGTGACTCTGTCGGTGCAAGCGGCCGTAAGTCCAAGGTGACCTTCACGGATAAGGAGTGGGAAGCTGTTCAGGCTGGCGCAATTTCGGACAACATGTTGACGAAGTTTCTCGATTCTTCGGATTCTGACGAAATCGTAAAGCGCGCAATGCCGAAAACGACATCTGTTATGTCTTCTGCTAAGATGAGCAAAGCAAAAGCGATGCTCCGCAGCGGATACACGTACAAAGAAATCGCGCAGGCTTGCGGTGTGCCAGAATCCACAGTTTATAGTGCGCTCAACAAATAAAAACATTTCAGAAAGGCTTTGAATTATGGTTCGATGCTTTTTGACTACGATCGACAACCCGTACAATCCGTATGACCAGTTCGATCAGTGGTATCGGTACGATACGGATCATGGTTATAACTCTTCTGGTCTGCTTATGCGGCTGGCAGAGACGTCCTCTCAATTCACAGACAATGAAAATGCCTATGAAATTGAGCGCGCAATTGACAAAATCGTTGCGAATGATCCGTTAAACATCTATAAAAAGCTCAAGCTCACCCTCGAAGACGAGGACACCATCAAAGAAAGCGCATAAAGGCATAGGGAGGGGGTCTCAAAAATGACACCCCCTCTCAAATCGCGCCGGTCTTTGATATTTCCCCGGAGGGAAAATTGATATTTGGGCTTTAAGAACAAGAAAAAACACCAGAATCCTCGCCGTGCATTGAGAATACTGGTGTTTTTATATTTTACTGCTTTTGTTCCGTGTCCATAGAAGCAGTCGCAAGCTGCTCTAAAGACATTGTAATGTTTCGGAGACAATCTTCACGAGTTACTGAAATATTTTTGACGACTGTATAATCGCTTTTCAAGGTTATAACTTTTTCTAAAGTATCGTTCATTCTGTATCACCACCTTTCAAACAGAATAAACGAGTCTGTTAAGATGTTAAACCTCCAGAACAAGTATACAGATAAGTATATGCCAAGTCAAGCGGGAACAAAAGAAAGACAATCGCCGAGGCTGTGGGGAGTAGACTACGGCTTCGGCGGTTTTTGCAAGGGCTCATGGGAGGAAGATCGTTCCTCCTTTTGGGTTTCATGATGTTAAGCCTCCAAAATTAACATTGTTCATGATCGAGTTTGTCCATTTTACCTTTGCGACGGAAGGCATTTGTTTTCATTTTCTCCTTTCAAATGATGAGCCTCGCTGCTACTCCTGACACCTCCCATGAACCCTTGCAAAAGCGTAAACCTTATTATATATGTGCGAAAAGAGGATTGCGGATGAAACCGAAGAAAAACGCGCCCGGAGAAACGGCTGCGGCTTCGGCCCGGCCAGCATCATCTCCGGAAGCACAGGAAAATTACATGATCAACCTTGCGATGAAGCTGGTGGAGAAGCGGCTGCGCGAGGGTACGGCATCCAGCGCCGAGACGACTCATTTTCTGAAGCTGGCGACGACGAAAGCGGACCTTGAAAAGAAGAAGCTCGAAGAGGAAAACAAGCTGCTGCGGGCGAAAACAGAGACGTTGCAGAATGCAAAGAACTCGGAAGAGCTGTATGCAAATGCCATTCAGGCGATGCGGAAGTACAACGGCCTTGGCGAGGATGACGAGTATGTGGACAACTGAGTTTCTTACGCAGGCCGGAGCTTTTGCGGTGGTTGGGGTACTCGTTATTCTGGCCATGCTGGTCAGTGACAGGGATAACAGCACCCGTTTTTTCTGGCAGGTGATCTTTCCGGTTTGTATTGGGTGCTGCGTCGTGGCGAGCATCTGGCTGGCTGAGGTGACGAGATGAATGTAATCACGATACGAGTAAACGATCTGATCATGGTGATGGAGTTCTTGTGCTGTATTCTAACGGCGGTGAACGCATTTACCGATGATACAAGTCCAGCGGACAACATCGGGCATTGGATCGCCAAACTCTGTGAGATGGTCATGCTTATCGTGCTGATCCTTATGACGGCAGGTTTGGGGAGCTGAGATGAAGAGTTACACGGAACTATGCCAGTTGGCGACATTTGAAGAGCGGCTGAAGTATCTGGAGCTGCACGGAGAAGTTGGGAAAGACACATTCGGGTTTGACCGGTGGCTGAACCAGGCGTTTTATCAATCGAAGGAGTGGCGGCAGTTCCGGGACCGGATCATCGTGAGGGACAACGGCTGCGACCTGGGATGCGAAGACCACCCGATCACGGACTGGGTGCTCCAGGGCGGAAAAGCGATCCGGCCGAAGATCTCGATTCATCATCTGAACCCCATTACAAAAGAAGATGTCCTCCAGCACAGCAAAAACCTGCTGGACCCGGAGAACGCCATTTGTGTTTCGGCGGCGACGCATAAAGCCATCCATTACGGGACGGGTCAAAATGCAAAACTGCCAGACGGAGAACGAAGACCAGGCGACACCTGCCCATGGAGGAAAGAACATGTACCAGAGACGAGCGTTTGAACCGAAGGAAACGAAAACCAGCAATGATATCCGCGCGAAGCTGGAGGAAGCAGAGCAGATGCTTTGTAAGATCGGCCCTTGCAGGGAACGAAGTCTGGCACTGACGAAACTGGATGAAGTGATGCTATGGGCGAACGTGGCAATTGCTCAGGCCGGTGTGGAAGATTACATGCAATAAGGGAGAAAACAAAATGAACAACGAAGCAATGATGAACCGCGCAAAGCAGCTGGTAGCAGACTACTTCAATGCCCATGCGGACGTGACCGACGGCAAGAAACTGACGCTGGAGGATGTGTATATCGTGTGGTTCTGCAAGACGTTACAGAACTGGAAGGCACTGGCGAGCACCACCGTATCGGACGGGATGTATTACGAGATCACCCACAACGGCGACAAGGGTGAGACCTATGTGGACGTCTACAAGAAGTGGGATAACAAGTGCGTCCCGGACTAAAAGCATAAAGCGCAAAAAGGAGAACAGATGGAAAGTATACTGACCTCGGTGAAGAAGCTCCTTGGGATGACCGAGGAGTATGCTGTGTTCGACACCGACCTGATCATGCACATCAACAGTGTGTTCATGATCCTGAACCAGATGGGCGTCGGGCCGAAGGATGCGTTCTGCATTACGGACGCGACGGCGACGTGGAGCGATTTTGCGGGGGAACGGGCCGACCTTGCAGCAGTCAAGAGTTATGTAGCGCTGAAGGTGCGGCTGCTGTTTGACCCGCCGCAGAGCTCGGTAACAATGGACGCCATCAAGAACCAGATCAGCGAGCTGGAATGGCGGCTTTATGTTGCATGCGACAAGGAGGCAGAGGAATGAGACGGCTTTTATTCTCGGTGAGCGGGCAGAGCCTGCGCAAAGAAGGAAGCTTTGCCGGTGTGATCGCCGGAACGAAGGGATATTTGCTCTGCCACTTTGGCATGGCGGAACAGGACTGGCTGGGCGCCAAGAAGATCGCGCTGTTCAATGACCAGTACCCGGCGGCAGTGAACGATGCCGGTGAGTGCATGGTGCCGGACGAAGTGACGGACGGCAAGAGCATCAAGGTGGCGCTGATCGGCCAGAACGGAGTGACCCGCATCAAGACAAACCCGGTATTGATCGAGCAGGTGAGAGCATGACGACGGTAGACGAACTTTTTGCAGCAATGGACGCCCCAAAGGTTGACCGGGTGATCCTGACCATTGATGAGAATCTGCGCATCATCGACATCCCGAACCTTGCCGTCGTGATCGGTGCAGAGGGCGACAAGGATGTGAACCGGCTCTACTTCAAAATGGATCGGCTTTACCGCGGGACGGACCTGGCGGCGTTTACGCCCCGCATCAACTACATCAATGCCGCGGGTAAGAACTATTACTACGATGCCACCGACCTGACCGTTGAGGGCGACAGCCTGACGTTTTCCTGGCTGATCCGCGCGCAGGCGGCCGAGGTGAGCGGCACGGTGGAGTTCAGCGTGTGTATGCGGCAGTATGCTGAGAAGGAGCTTGTGGCGGAATTCAACACCACGACGTCTTCGATGAAGTGCCTGAAGAGCATCCACAAGGAAGATGCGGAAAACGATTCGGTCTATTCCGGAACATTTGCGGTGCTGGACGAGGCGATCTTCGACGAGGCGCTGCTTGGATAAAGACGATGAGAGGTGCAAAACATGGACTATCAGAAACACAATTTCAGGTCAGGGCAGCGCCTTTATGCTTCCCAGCTCAATGGCATGGACGACGCCATCCTTGAGCTTGCAGAAGAGATGAAGAATGCCGGTGGTCTTTCGATTGGCACGGTGACCACCGGTGCACAGGCCGCAGCAAGTATTCAGGATGGCAAACTGAACCTTGTGTTTCCCGTGACGAACATGGGCGGCGGAAGCGGCATCTCGGATGCAGAAAAGCGTTACATTCTGGCCCTGTTTGAGAATGCCGCCTACAAAAACGGCACGATGCAGGCGACCTACAATGCTCTGAAAGCAGAATGGGGGATGGGGTCCGGAACTACCGTCACGCCCAGCCAGCCGGGAACACCGGATACCCCCAGCGATACGCTGCCGACTCCGCTCTATAAGCTGGCCGCGCAGAAGACCTTTGTACAATCCAAGAAAGAGTTCATTGACACTGGGCTGAAGCTGTTCGAAACCGTGAACGATGCCATGGAGCTGACATTGCTTGCGACGTTCTCGGTCGCGGCGGGTACATACACCGGCAGCTCTCCGGCTGTGCTGTTCGACTGCTTCAATGGTGGTGGCAACGATCAGCGCGGTGTCCTGGGTTGCACCTGGGACAAAGGCAATTTCGGTGTCAACGTCTATCATTCTTCCGGCGTATCGAATACTCTGGTGGACAACACCAAGCTGCAGCTGGCCATTCAGATCAAGGGCGGCACATACCGCATGACCCAGAACGGAACATTTGGGGCCTGGAACAGCATCTCGAATTACGGGACCGGCAAGACAGTCTCCAAGAGCCTGCTCATCGGCGCTTCGTGGACCGACGCCAACGACGTCGAAGTCGCTGGCAAGTCCCGTTTCTTTGTCGGTACGGTGTACGACTTCCAGGTATATAACAAGGCGCTGACGGACGCACAGGTCAAGACTCTGCTGGCGGCTGGACTTGGCAACAGCACTGTCACGCCCAGTCAGCCTGAAACCCCTAGCAACGGCCTGCCGACGCCGCGGTATAAGTTGGCAGCTCCGAAGACCTTTGTACCGGCCAACAAGGAATTTATCGACACGGGGATCAAGCCGTTCGCAGCCATCGACACCGGCATGAATCTGACGGTGTACGCAACCTTTACGGTGGCTGACAGTGCAGTTAATACGGTGACAACTTTGCTTGATTGCTTCAGCGATATCACCAACGA